ATGAGACTGTTTCGCGAAAAGAGCGCTGCTGCCATCCCACCGGTGTTGATCACCGAGTCCAACGACGTGGAGCGCCTCAAAGCCATTGCCCGCAATACCGCCGCCTTCGATCTGGGTGTCCAGGAGGTGGAATGGGAAAACGACCTCCCCGATGATCACGGCTGCATGCGCCTGAAACTCAGCGGCGACTATTACTTCGTGATCCGTCCCTGAGAGTGCGGGGCGTCTTGCAATATACCGTGATGTGGGTAGCCGGCGTGGAGTCAACCGTTACAGGCGAAGAACGCGACGCCTGAGACGGCGCTCACCCCTCTGGTATCCTTCCTGCCTCGTGATAAAGTCGTACCTGAATCAACAATGATCGCAGGGAGCGACACATGAAAACCCCTTTGCTTGCTACCACCGCCATCCTCGGCGCTATCACTCTTTCCACCCCTGTCTTTGCCTCTCACAGTGTCTATGGCGTGCTCAAAGGCGGCTGGACCGATCTGGATGACCGGGATATCCCCTCCGAAGTGGACACCACCGATACCACCGTCTCGCTGCTGGGTGGCGTCAGCTTTCCCCTGGCCCGCGATAGCTTCTCAGTTGGCGTAGAAGGCGGCGCGGTGTGGCTGGGTGACTACGGCGACGGCAATGAAGTCGATATTTCCGGCATCGAAGCCGCCGCCATCGGCAAGGCCCGCATCGCCACCGGCACCGACCTGTTCCTGCGCGCCGGCGCCTTGCGCTGGGACGCGGAATTCGACCACGGCAACGACGAAGACGGCACCGACGGTTTCTGGGGTGTGGGCTTCAGCTATGGCCTCGACAACCTGAAATTCCGCGGCAGCGTGGACCGCTATTCACTGGATGACGCGGATGTGGAGGCGTATACGCTGGGGTTGGAGTATCGGTTTAACTGATTAACCCCGCCTCCGGTTTTGTAGGAGCTATGCTTGCATGGCGAATGGAGCTCGCTAGTCACAGAGGAAGTGATGGAATGCAGGAAGTAAGATCGAATTTGTACCCTTGCCGGCATTGTAGTGAAACAGGTATTTGCACATCCGGTGAAGAAGGAAAAAGCTGCCGGGCTTGTGTGAAATATCACGAATTGAAAGGCCGGGAATTTACCGGCCTGGCGTGTGGTACCTGTGGAGGGCTGGGGCAGTCAGAACCTATTACGGAGAGAATAAACAAACGAGTTAAACCTGTTCTGGCGATGCTTATTGTTTTTTTGGTGCTCCTTTTTATCTTTTTTCTGGCGCTGACTAAGAACCCCCACTTCCCGGAATTTCTGGCTTTTGGTGGAACCCTGATTGGAGGGATAACGGCGTTTTATTTTAATGCCAAGAGTGGCAGTGCGTAGCAGGTTTCCACATTATGAGGTTGGGATTTTTTTAACCTTACTCATATATGAGTAGAAAGGATTGATTTCATGGAGATTTACTCATACTTGAGTAATTCCCGAGCCCCAAGGCTCGCTAAAAACGCCGAGCGTTATCGTGTCGGAATGGCGTTGAAGGTTTTTCTCTGCTCGTTGGCGCGGACAAGAATAGTGCAATAATTGAATGGCACGAACAAAAAAGGGGCCTGACGTTTCCGTCAGGCCCCTTTTTCGTTATCTGGTAGCAAGGGGCGGACTTGAACCGCCGACCCCAGCATTATGAGGGCTTTAGTTGCTAATATACTAGTTAATATGTAGAAGGTAAGGCTATTGCAGAATTCGATTTTGGTTTAAATGATTGGCTGGGGTAGGGCGATGAAGTTTGGTGATTCTCTGAACTTTCCGAGTGCGAATAATCTGATGGGTCCAAAGAGGGAAATAGAAATACCGGAAAATATTCGTGATAAGGTTTATTCCGCTGTTGCCCTTATTCAGGGTAGCGATTTATCAACTGATTATGTTTATTCATTGTTTTCAGACTGGAAGTCAAAGCGAACAATTTCCTCCAGAAGGTTTGTTTTTGCAATTTCCTTCATTGTGTTGGTGAATAGTTTTCTTTTTCTAGATTTGTCGGAGATAACCCTTTTTGGTGTGGATTTTTCTTCGGGAGACCATGCTAGGTTTGTTTTTCTTTATACCTTGATGGTTTCGTCTGTTTTGATTCTTTATTTGTTTTCGATGAGTGTCGATCGCGCTGTTAAAAGAGCTCGACTGTCTGAATTTGACTTATACATAAAGCCATGTAAAAAAGCCGTTTCATATCTTGATTCGATAAAAAGTGATCTGGGTGTTGATAAAGTTGAAGATATAATAGATGACTTTTCCGATAGGTTTTCCCCCGATTTTTCGTATTCAAAAACTCTGGCTGCGGTCGATCTTTATGTTAGTAAGCTGGAAAAGCATAATTTTCTGAATGAACTGCTTGAGTGCGCAGAGGTGTTTTTGATCGTCACTGTTTCCGTTTTTTCAATTTATCTTGTCAATGCGTCATGATTGACTGAATTTTTTACATTTAATTTTCCGATTAAAATAACGCCCATTTCGACATGTCGAATTGGGCGTTATTTTTTGCCGTCATGAATGGTAAGGGTTTGATTTTTATCATCTGGAATGATTTTTTTGTTTCCATAATTTTTATTTCCCGTTTTTTGTTTTTTTAAAAAAATAATATTTTGTAAGGATTTTGTAAGGTTGAATTGATTTTCAGGATGAGCATAAATTCTCTCGTTCCAATTCGAGAGTGTGGTGTGCAGATAGAAATGAAGCCTAAAAAATCCCCTTTTGATTTGTCTGTCATCGAGAAGACAGTCCCCCTCAATAAGCACCCTGGTGTTTCTGTCTGGGGGTGCCGTGATCAAATCTGGCTTCGACTCGAAGGTGATGGCCGTTTGGTGGGGGCAATCAACCATGCTCGCCCTGACGAAGTCTGCTTGATAGCTGTTTGGCTAATTCGCATAGCAGATTTATTCCAGGCTCACCTGTTGATAAACGGACGCCATGCTTTCAACGCATTTCAGATCATCTCTTTCTATCAGGGGGAGGCGTGATGGGGTGCCATTTGTATGTGGCGGTCCCTGTAACACCGCCACTTAGTCCCATGGGTGGGACTCGCCCCCAAAACCTTCTGGTCATATGGCCAGTAAAAGGGGCTGATTAATGCTGCTGGATTGGATCACGATTCGGACCCCCTATGAGAACTTGGATTCTCAAGCCCTTGCAGTAGTTTCAGGCTACGGCGATCGAGTTCAGCGTATCAATGCTGAGACAGGGGAACTCCGCTGGGAGTCGGCTGCTTGGGATTCCATCCGCTCCGACACACACGCTATCAATGTGAAGGCGGGCGGATCCGAGTTGTGGATTCAGGGGAGCCCGGCCCGAATCATTGCCCTAGGCGATGCCGTATTTGGTGCAGGTGCATCGCAGGCCTTAGATATTACTGGCTGCATCGAGAGAATGACTGCATTTGTCAGTCAGATGCTTGGCTGCAGTTTGCCTCTCCCCGCCTCCTGGAAGGTTTCCCGGGTTGATGTAACTAACAACCTTGTTCTTGAGGATCTGGCCGCCGTTCGTGTTGCGCTTTCTACCCTTCGAGATTGTGAAGGGGGGCGCTACAGGGTGAGCCAGCAGGCAGGGGACACGGTTTATTGGTCGCACCGTTCAAAGATGCGTAGCGGCAAAGCCTACGCAAAAGGGCCTCATCTGCAATACATGATGAAAAACCCGAAATACCAGGGTTACCCCTATACAGCAGATCAGCTTGGAGCAGCAAATAGGTTGCTTCGCCTTGAATTGAAGCTAGGCCGGGAATGGTTCTCTCGGCATGAGTGGCAAGCAGTAACCCCGGCCATGCTCCGTGATGAATGGCATGACTATTTTGGCCGGATGATCGGAGGTGCAGAGATGAAAAGCGAGAGCGATGTTAAAGCCCGAATAATGGCAGCAGCTAAAACTGAAGGGCAGGGGAAGGCCGCCTTGGGTTGCTGGGCTCTTATCCAGTCACAAGGTTGGGAGTCTGCTCGGGAGCTCCAATCTAAAACTACCTGGTACAGAAACCTAAAAATTCTTCGTGCAGCTGGCCTCGGTGATGCCGATTTGTCAAAGGGCCAAATTGTACAAATTCGTCGTCGGGTAATCGAATGCCAGGCGGCAGCCAACTGGGCCGAACTGGCCAGAATCGCATAAGGAGATAGCTATGCTTAAAATCGAATTGAACCCCAATGACTGTCAAATCCAGACCCGCTCTGTGAATGGAAAGAATGGTTCAAGAACCATCCATGAGCAAACCGCGTATTTCCATACGGGTGGCGCCTATCCGACGCCATTCAAGCTGTCTTTACGATCCCCTGCTGACGCCTATCCCTCAGGAGAGTACACGCTCGACCCGAGCTCCTTCCAGGTAAACGGGTTTGGCGGCCTCGAGCTCAACCGTTTCGAAATTCGACTCGCACCGATTCGTGAGCCCCTGAAAGCGGCTGGTGCCAAGTGATTCCCCAGTGTTCTGGTGCATGGGAGCAAACCTCTGAAGGTTTGCTTCGGTGTACCGGGCAACTCACCACAGCAGCACCGTGGTGGGAAATTTCGACAAGTGATGCTCAGCAGTTAATCGCCAAGGGCGTCCTGCTTCTTGCGACTGTTTGGGTTCTTGTCCAGATCCGTAACGCTATCGAATAGAAACTAAAGGAGAAAAGCATGGAAGAACCAACTTCTGCAATTGATATCAGCCAAGTAATGGATCTTATTACTTCGGCGCAAGGCCAAGTAATTACCGTTGGTTTGGCTGGGTTGGCAGTAATCTTTGCCATCAAAACCATCAAATGGTTCCGTTCGGCTACCTAATTCGACATGTCGAATTACTGTGATTTACTCACTCCTTGCCCCCTTAGCGGGGGGCTTTTTTACTTGGAATACCCGATGCTATGGATTGCCGTCGTTATTACACTATTAGCTTTTTTGTTGCTCTTTTCTCGATTCTAACCCCTGCATCTTTATGGGCATCGCAGAGTCCATTTATAGAGAACGCAGGAACAGTTGAGATAAGCGGTTCAAATAGCAGGGCAACTATTCGAGGCATTACAGGCGCTAATCCAAGTCTCGGCACCGTTGATAGTGTTATTGATGCTAGAGATCGCTTTGGAAACCCTGTACGACGCCTTAAAACCCTCAGGATTAATCCTTCTCGGTTAAAGAGTTTTTTTGCATTCTGCCGCTCACCTTCAAGCTGTGCAGGGGCTATTGCTATTCAAGCTGCTTTGGTTTCACTAGATCTTTATCTGGATGAGGAGGTGGTAAATGGCCAGGCAGTTACAACTGTTTCGAAAATGGTTACACCTGGCGAATGTGTATTTGCCCAGACTACATCAGCAGATAACCCCGCAATTACACGGAATGTAATGCAGTCCGTGCCGTGTACCCAGGCGAACTCCGGTTTTATTTCTGTATGGTCCCCTAGCTCCGTTGAATCCTATGAAACAGCTGGGATTCATGCAGATCCTCAGCCGGTCTATGTCGGTAACCCTCATGCTCAGCAACAGCTATGGAGATATAACCTTCAGCTGGTTAATGGAGAGCCTGAGGTGCAAATTCAGCAGGTTGCGCAACCAGTCTCTGATGCTCAACTGGCTACACTGGCTGCCCAGAACCCGGAGTTGATGCGAGTGACTCAGACTGAGTACGCCCCTGTTTTTGATCCCATTACGCTGTCCGAAGATGATGTTCTACAGCCTGAGGAAGGGCTGAATCCTTATTATCCCTGGGAGGATCTAGGGGAGGGCTCAGATGGTTCTTCCGGTGGCGGCAATGAAGAACCCCAAGAGCCTATGATAGGTCTTGATCTAATTCCCCATGAATCAGTGGATGTTGAGGAGTTCTTCGTATTTGGTTCCAAATGGTTACCAGGGCAATGCCCCGCACCACTCCAGGTTGATATCCTCTCGTACCATCAGGAATTACCGTTTGAACAGGCTTGCAGCATACTGCAGACCTATGTGGCACCGTTCTTTCGCATAGCCGGAATGGCCATGTTCTGCATGATCCTATTTAGGGGGGTTGCCTAATGTGGAGATCATTCGGAGCTATCGTTGCGGCAAACCTGGTTGCCAGAATATTTTTAGCCCTTGGTCTGGGATTCGTAACCTACGTCGGTCTTTCCGCTGTTCTAGACCAATTTTCCACTGCTCTACGATCTGAACTGACAGGTCTTCCGGCCGATCTGGTCGGTCTCATTGGCCTTACCGATCTGGATATTGTCATCAATTTGGTCATCTCAGCTTATAGCGCAAGATTGGCAATATCTCAGCTCACCAAAATTTCGGTAATTGGTGGGGGAGGGTCATGATTCACCTAATCACAGGTTTGCCTGGCTCAGGGAAATCCCTTTTGGCTATTCAAGAAATACTTAAACATTCAACAGGGGAGAACCCGCGCCCAATCTTCACAAATATCAAGAATGCAGATCATCAAGCACTTGGTTCATTTCCTCTTAATGAACCTGAGCGCTGGATGGATCTCCCAGATGGTAGTTTGGTTGTCGTTGATGAATGCCAGCATAACTGGCCTGCTAGATCGTCTGGCAGTAAAGCACCCGAACATACTTTGGCTTTAACTGAGCACCGCCATCGGGGTTTTGACTTTATTTTTCTTACGCAAGGTCCAAAGCTTATTGATCCATGGCTTAGGGATCTAGTTGAACGTCATGACCATCTTCGAAGACCCTACCAGTTGGGGTACAGAAAGAGGTATACCTATCAGGGGTGTAGAACTGATTTATCCGAAGATCAGGAAAAGTCTGTAGTCGCACGTTTGAAAATTGATAAGAAGCTATTCGGTTACTACCAAAGCGCAAGTGTCCATACGCGCGTTAATGGCTTTCCATGGAAAAAGTTTTCTCTTTTGGTTTTATCGTTGCTGGCTGTAGCTATCTCAGCTTGGTTCGTTGTTTCTTCACTTAAGGGAACAGTACAGACTCCTCAAAACAAAGCCCAACAAGTTGATCTGCCTGCTCAATTGGTTTCATCGCTACCGGAGTTCCATTTTGCTGGATCCTTCATCTCTGGTCCTAAGAAGGTTCTGTGGGTCGCTGATGAGGAAGGGAACACATTCGACGTTGCAGCTTTGGGGGCATACCGGATAACAGCAACGAATGATGTTGTTCTCTATGATCGTGGTCAAAACGAATTGGCGATAGTTCGCGATCCTGAGCTCGCGAGGCTGCTGTGGTGATTTATGTCGTCTAAGAGCCTCATCATTAAGCCAGGGGCCGAGGCGGGCGACGGCTTGCCGGCGGGCGGCTCGGCCCCTGGCTTTTGCCTTAGTGACCTGGTCTACAAATGGTACCGCTTGCATGGATCGACCCTCAGAGACGCAAAGTATCGGCTGAGACGTACTCTCTCTATTTGCTATGCATTGGGCGATCCAGTGGTTTCAGATTTCACTGCTGAGCATTTTGCTGAGTACAGGGAGCGAAGACTTAAGGACGTGACGCCTTCAACGGTTAACCATGAGCACAGATATCTGAAGGCTGTATTCAATGAGTGTATTCGAATGCAAGTTTGGGCAGGGCCGAATCCTCTCATGGCTTTGCGCCAGGTTCATGTTCATGAGCCTGAGTTGCTTTATCTGAGTATCCAGCAGTGCAGCCGTCTCCTGGATGAATGTTCGAATTCACGGAATCCCTATGTCCGTACGATCGCTCTGATTTGTCTATCAACAGGTGCCCGCTGGCGTGAAGCGGAAGAATTGCGTCGAAATCACGTGTCTGGTGGGCGTGTTCACTTTTATGGCACCAAAAATGGTCGGTTCCGGGTTGTGCCTATATCAGCTGCTTTGCAGCAAGAGATTCTTTCGGTTGGCCAGAAAGGTAAGGAGAAGCTGTTTCCTGAGTCCAGGACAGCGTTTCGATGCGCCTACAAGCGTGCAGGCTTGACTACCCCCGGCCAGTGCCTTCATATCCTCCGGCACACCTTTGCCAGTCATTTCATGATGAATGGAGGGGATATCCTCACGCTACAGCGGATCCTAGGCCATAGTGACCTCAAAATGACCATGCGATATGCTCATCTCTCTCCTGATCATCTTCGCGATGCCCTCAAGTACTCACCGGTCAGCGCTGCGCCACAATGGCTAGCTGCTGATCCTTCCCCCTATTGTTCAGAAGAGCATAGATCAATGAGCGATGAATCAGACTTAGATGAGCTAAGAGCCCTCCTGGAGACGTGTGATAAAGAGAAGATGGAGCTCAGCGAAGAGGATAAGGCTTGGCTTAATGCACCGCCTGTCGGCAAAGAGCTGCTATAGCGGGAGAGGGGCGACCATCGGTTGCCCTTTTTTTTGCTGTTATTAAGGTCAGTGCTGTGTTTACGTACAGCAAATCGCCTGTATAATTATTGTGCAACCCAGCATTCACGACACATACGAAGGACCAGGAAAATGGCTAAAAATACGAAACAAACCTCAAAGTCTGTTGGCTCTTTAGCTGCTAAGACCCTTAAAAACCCAGGCGCATCTGCCACGGCCAAAAAATTGGCAGGCTCGGTGCTTTCCCAGTCTCGGACATCAAATCAAACGGGATCAGAGCTAGAGGACTTGGCTTCCAAGGTGCTTCGAAGTGAGAAGTATAGCGGTGAAACGAAAAGCTTGGCTGGCAGTGTGGTCTCGCAATCCAACAAGAAGAGGTAA